TATAACGATTAGCCGCTGTGCTTTCGGGCATGGCGGCTTTTTTATTGTCTAAATGTGAATATACAACCAAAAGTTGCATACTGACACTTTTCGCGTTAATATGCAATTGTGTAGGATTATCTCTACCCAAAATCAGCCGCTTGCATCCAGGCGGCTTTTTTATTGTCAACGACCAAGAGAGACCACCATGACCCGCGACGAGCTAAAGCGATTAGTGCGAAAATCCAACAGCACAACGCTCGTTGCGAATCGCTTTCGTCGTGCGCTGGGTCTCCGTGAAATCTGGGCGCAAGCCGCCAGCCGTGGACGTTCGGGGGCGGGGAAATCCAAGAGCCGCTACGTCAAGCGCCAGCGCTACAAGCACGCCGAAAGGCTGATGAAGCAAAAGCATGGCGTGAATCTATGACGGACTTCATGCATTGCCGCGACTGCTCGCTTTGCTTCGAAGCTTACGAAACGGGATGTTGTGATGAGTAAGTCTAACCCGCGCACAAAGAACGGCAGCGCACGGAGAAAGCTACAGGCGAGACTAAGGGCAGAAGGTCGCGGCTGTTGGATATGCCGAGCGTTTGGCCGTCCTGATCGTATTGATTACGACTTGCCCGCCGGACATCCGATGAGCTTCGAGGTTGACGAAAGGAAACCAGTTAGCCGATGGAGAGAGTTCGGATATGCATCAGCTCAACAGTGTGCGCTTGATTACAGCAACACAGATGCCGTGCATCGACGGTGCAATCAATGGAAGTCAAACCGAAGCGACGATGAAGTGATTGCGATTGCGAGAGGGACAGCACGAGCGAGCATCAAGCCGCTACCGCAACCGTTCGATGATTGGTGATGGTGGCATAGGTGGGTCGAAGGTAGGCAAGGCTTGCCCCCTCGCATAGAGCCATATGGAGCGTGCGAAATTTCCACATCAGACAAGGATGTAAATCATGGTAACTCTAATGCAAGCAGCGATGAAAAACAGCAGGCGCGATACGCTGGTTGCGCTTCGCGACAAGCTGGCAGCTGCAATTGACAATTGCGAGAGTGGGCGTGATATTGCGGCGCTCTCTAAACGCTTGATGGAAGTAATGGGCGAGCTGGATGCATTGCCAGACCCGAACAATGGCAAGAACCCAGCGCAAATGGCAAGAGAACGAGCGCGAGCACGCGGCGATGCTTCGTAAAGGCAATCAGAAGCCGACGTTTTCAACAGTCAAAGAATGGTCGTATACGGAGGGCGAATATGCAGCCAACATGTTCGGCGATTACGGCATCGAGTTCTTTGAATCGCAGCGGTACGAATTGCATGTGTTCTTCGCTAGAAACGAAGACGGGAGTTTTGCTGCTAAAACTATTTGCATCAGCAAGCCACGGCAGAATGGTAAAAGCTTCGCAGCGCGGTTTTATGCCATATACATGGCAGCGATTCTCGGTAAGCGCGTACTGTTCTCAGCGCATCACGGCAAGACAACGCGCAAGATGTTCAAGGAAATTCGCAATTTCTTGGAAAACAACGCTGATTTCTACGCGATGCTAAAGCCAAATGGCAAGGGCATTTATTCAGCGTATGGCTCTGAAGGTATATACTTCGCTGACTGGTATGACGATGACGGCTACTTTCACGCAGGCGGAATAATCGAATTCCAGACGCGCACGAATTCGGCGGCTCGTGGTGAGACTTACCAAGTCATCATCGTGGACGAGGCGCAAGAACTAACCGCCGAACAGCTCGAAGCGCTCAAGCCGACAACGATTGCCGCCGACGATGCTAACAAGGTGGACAGTGACCCGCAGATGATCTATTTGGGCACGCCACCGAATCCGAAATGCGTAGGCACCGAGTTCAGACGATGGCACGACGAAGCGCACAGCGATAAGGAATCATCTATTTGGTGGATGGAGTGGGCGGTTGACGAAATCCCCGACATGAGCGACCGCAAGGCTGTCATGGAGCTGGTTTATATAACTAATCCGGCGATGGGCTACCGCATTAAGGAATCCACCATGTACGACGTGATGGACACCATGAGCGCGGACGGCTTCGCTCGTGAATGCCTAGGCTGGTGGACAAGCGTTGCGCTGCTCATCGAAACGGTGATAAACGCCGAGCTGTGGAACGCCTGTAAGATTGATAAACCGAAACGCGAGGGATTGCTTGTCTATGCGGTGAAGTTCTCACCAGACGGTGCTATAGGCGCTCTGGCAGCGTGCTACAAGCCTGATAACGGCGTGCCGTTTGTTTACGTGGTGGACGTTAAATCGCTTTCGCACGGCATCGGGTGGTTCGTGGACAATCTAGCGCCACGGGCGAGCAAAGCCGCGCAGATTGTGATTGACGGCCAGAGCAACGCGCAGAATCTTAACGAACGCTTGCTTGCCGAGGGCGTGAGCACTAAGGCAATTGTTCGCCCACAGACTCGTGACGTTATAGCGGCTTGCTCAACGCTCGTTAATGCCGTGAAAGAGCGGAAAGTCACACATTACGGACAGCCTGCACTAGATGACTCAGCCACAAAGACAAAACGGCGGCGAATCGGCAACAATGGCGGTTTCGGCTTCGAATCTACCGATAAAGCAAGCGCCGAGTTGATAGAAGCATGTGCGCTCGCGTATTGGGGCGCGATGACCACCAAGCGCAACCCGAACAGAAAGGCGGTTGTTAGGTGTTAGAAATCCACGGAATGGTAGCATCCGCTGACGGCTTGCGCGGCGAGGACAGGATGCTTGTCCACGAGCTTGTGAAGGCGTGGCATGACCACTACGACCGCAACATGAAGCGGCATTGCTACTATGTGATGCACAATCGGCTGGTTGACTTGGGTATCAGCATCCCGCCGAAGCTGCGCAACCTCGATGCGGCGTGTGGATGGGCGCAGAAAACCGTTGACGTGATGGTAGAGCATTCTATCTTCGACGGATACACGGTTGGCGATGACGAAGCGCAGGTGCAGCTTGATACCATCACGCGGCGTAACAAGATGCGCTCGAAGTACCGCAAAGCGACTACTAGCGCGTTGGAGCAATCGTTCAATCTCTATTTCGTCAGCAAGGACGAGAACGCTCACGCGCACGTGTCAGCCTATCCAGCGCACGCTTGCGGCGTAACGTGGGATGATGCGAACGACACCATAAAGGCCGCGCTGTTCGTGGTTGACACCAAGAAGGACAAAGTTACCGGGCGCGTGCTGCCGACGTGGATAAACGTTGTCACGCCTGAGTACCTTATTCGTATTAAGAAAAGCGACAATGGCCGTTGGTACGTGGACGAATACGAGCCGCACGGCTTGGAGCACTTGCCCGTGTTCCTGGCGGCTTACAACGCCACGCTCGAAAGGCCGTTCGGTCAATCTCGCATCACACGCGAAGTCATGGGTTACATCGATTCGGCGGTGCGTGCGAACATCAACGAAGAGATTGCAAGCGCGTTCGCGGCGAGTTCGCAAAAGTACCTACTCGGCACCGATGGCGACCCCTTCGAGGGCGTGGACAGGTGGCAAGCGTTCATCGGCGCTATCTTCAACATTGACATGACGGCAGACGGCACGGTTCCGCAATTCGGGCAGTTGCCGCAGCCGTCCATGCAGCCGCTTACAGACCATTTCCGCAATCTTTGCGCGAAGATGAGCGCGGCAACGGGCATCCATGTGTCGCAATTTGGCCTTGTCCACGACCAGCCTGCAAGCGCAGAAGCTATCTATGCCGAAAATTCGCCGCTGATTCGCAAGGTGAAAGCGTGGCATTCCGATGTTGGCGATACGCTTACCGACGTTGCTATTGCGTGCCTTGCAACCGAGCGCGACACGACGTTTGACAGCGTGGACGTTAGCGGCTTGGAGATTCAGCCGCGATTCATGAATCCCTCCATGCCAACGTTGGCGCAGATGACCGATGCATCGGTGAAAATCGCGTCTGTTGTTCCCGCGTTCGCCAACACTCCGACGTTCTGGCGCTCCAACGGCTACAGCGACGAGGAAGTTACGACGATCATGCGCGAGTTGCAGACGGCGCAAGCACAAGAAGCATCTAACGCGATGGTGTCCACGCTCTTTGGTGGTGGCATGAATGCAGATACCGCGTAGCTACGTCGAGAACTACAGCAAGGCGCTCAACGTCGTTTCTGACAAGGCACGAGCGGCGCTGGTGGACGCATTGAGCAAAATCGATTACAGCGCAGACGTTGCCGATGTTCGAAATGCGGTAATCGCAATCATGCAACCTGCTTGCGGCGCATCGTCCACGATGGCTGCTCGTCTTGCTGCTGACTTTTACGACGGCTTGAGAGCGCGTTTCGGCATTGATGACGGGTTCAGGGCAGAAGTGGACAGCCAGCGCGTACCAGAAGCCACTGAGGGCGCTGTGAGGGCGTTCGCGCAAGACTTGGTGGACGATAAGCCGATAGAGCAATTCGTTGGCAAGTGCGCTGATCGTATCGATTACGAAACGCGCAAAGCCGCTAACGAGTGCGTAGCGGCGAACGCCAAGCGTGACCCGAAGAAACCGCGATGGGCGCGGGTGCCAACTGGTGTCGAGACGTGTCAGTTCTGCATCATGCTTGCAAGCCGTGGTTTCGTGTACCACTCGGAAGAAACCGCATCACATGCTCATGCTCATTGTGATTGTCGCGTGATTGTGAGCTGGGATAAGAACAATCCACTTGTGCAGGGTTACGACCCTGACAAGTATTACGACATGTGGAAGCATCCCGAGAAGTACGAGAATGCCAAAGATGAAGGTGTTGAGTCAGACGATAAGCCAAACGATAAGAGCGAACGCGAATCACGGTTTAACGATTATTTGACAGCTAGAGAAAAACGTTCAGAAGTTTACAATCGATTAAGGCAAGAGAAAGACAGCGAACGTAAACAACAAATACGTGCCGAACTTAGTAAAGCAGACGAAGCAATAAAAGCCGCTAGAGACAAGCTAACAAACGGTGAGTTTATGCTTTTGTCAGCTCGTATTTATCCGATTGACGAATACATCAAGCCTGATAAATGGGGTAAAACGCCAAGTACTGACGAAATTGTTCAGTTGATGGGTGGTGGAGACAAAACAACAGGCTCATGTTCATCACTTGCGTTTGCGTATTTTGCAAATAAAGGCGGTGAGGTTGTGCGAGATTTTCGCGGCGGTTCAAGTTGTAAATTCTTCTCGCAAAATGGGCGTATTAAAGATATAGCAAAAATTGACGGTGTTGAATCTTTCGTAGAAGAGCACAAGAATGCTTTTACTGCTGCTGGTAAAGTTGTGCAAAACATACAAGAGGGCAAAAGATATTACTTCTGTGTTGGAAAGCACGCGGCAGTTGTTGAGAAGCGTGATGATTCAATTTATTATCTTGAGTTGCAATCGCAAACAGATAATGGGTGGCACAAGCTAACCAATACATCGCTCAAGCAGAGATTTGGATGCACTAAGTCAAGTTCTATTAGTGGAATAAAGCTTGACCAAGATGCGCTTTTGATTGACGGCGATACATTGTCAAATAATGCCGAGTTCTTAGAGCTGATGGGGTATATAAATACTCCTGAGGGCAAACAGAAGAAAGGTGTCGGCGGTGGCGTTAAGTGATTTTTACAAACAGAATGAAGCCGACGAGGTTTGGTGGACAAACGACACAGAACATGTCGGGCGGTTCTTGTTTTCGTTTGACAAGAAACGAGTTTTCAATCTGTTTGAGGATTACCCACATGAGCTGACGCAAGAACAGTTAGAAACGTTCAATCGCGAAAACCCGTACTGGGTAGAATTCTTCAAAGATAGATTGAGCTAAGAACTTTTCATTTTGGAATCAAGCCATCCGCACGGGTGGCTTTTTTCATGCCGTCCACTTCGGGCGGTTTTTTTATTCCATGCCCTGCACAGGGCGAAAAGCGAGCCGCACGGCTCAGAAAGGCGGTTGCAATGGCCGACGAAAAGAAAGTGGACGAATCCAGCGGCAACCCTGCACAGGATGAGCCGAAGGATTACAAGGCGATGTACGAACAGGCAATCAGCGAATCCCGCAAGTGGGAGAATCGCTCGAAAGCTAACGCCGAGAAAGCCAAGAAGTACGACGAGATGGAAGAGGCCAAAAAGACGCTCGAAGAACGCGTGGCATCCATCGAAGCGGCTAATAAGGCTTTGAGCGACGAGAAGGAACGCGCAAAACTCGTGAAAGCCGTTGCAGCGGCCACGGGTGTTCCAGAAAGCATCGTGTCCACGCTGTCTGCAACAGACGAAGAAGCGATGACCGCACAGGCGCAAGCAATCGCAGAAAACTACAAGACTCCTGGCGGCGCACCGAAAGCGCCCGAAGCTGGGAAGTTCCCGAAGGGCGAGGGCGCAACCGATGAAAAGCGTCAATTCGTCCGCGATCTATTCAAAAACTAACGAAAGGGTCCAATCATGGCACTTCAAACTTCTGGTATTGTTCTGCCGCGTTCTGTGGCAACCGTTGTAACTGGCAAGGCAAAGGATGCGTCCACTATCGCGGCGCTGTCTCCTGCCCGTCCCAAGATTTTCGAGGATGAGACTTATCTGATTTTCAACGGCGGTTCCGAGGCCGAGGTAATCGCTGAGGGTGCAGCTAAGAGCTCGTATGAGCAGCCGATTACCCCTATTGTCGGCACGCGCTTCACGGTGCAGACCACGACCCGCGTCTCCAACCAGCTCAAGTGGGCCGATGAGGATAACCAGCTCGAAATTATCGATGCCATCCAGGAAGACCAGGCGCTTGCAGCAGCCCGTGCGCTTGATTACGTCGTGTATCACGCTGTTAGCCCGAAAACGGGTACTTCGCTTGGCGCTGGCTTTACTCCGCTGTCCACGAGCGCTGCACAGGTCTACACGGGCAAGACCGCTGCCAACATGACCGATGCCGACTGGATTGCGGCGTTCGATAACCTCGCAGACGCGACCAATGACATTTACGACATCAACGGCGTTGCGATGGCGAAGCCTTACGCCAACGCTCTGCGCAAGATTCGCGTCCCGAACACGATGGCTCGCATGTTCCCCGACATTCCGCTGAACCTCAACATTGGTACGCTCGAAGGCGTTCCCGCTGCCGTGTCCGGCACTGTCAACGGGCGCTTGGTTGTCAGGACTCCCGCATCTGGTAGCACGCCTGCTGTTTACGGCACCGACGTGCTCGCGTTCATGGGTGATTTCTCCGTTATCAAGTGGGGCATGGTTCGCGACATTCGTGCTGAGGTTATCGAGTACGGCGACCCTGACGGCGCTGGTGATCTCAAGCGTTACAACCAGATTGCGTACCGCACCGAAGCTGTCTACGCTTACGCGGTTGTCAATCCGTCCGCTCTCGCTGTGCTCAAGATGGGCGTTCAGGGCGCTTAATCATGGACGGTAAGGTAATCAAACCGTTCTTCGACTTGAGCAACCCCGATGACGTTTACGCAATCGGCGACACGTTCTCTGGCACAGCTGAGCGTGTCAACGGCTTGATTCAGAAGGGTTTTCTTGAGCCGATGGCTGAAAAGCCGAAGCCTACGCGCACGACGCGCACGCGCAAGAAAATTGCGACTAAGGAGCAATAACGATGCTTTTCGCAGACGTATCAGATATTGAGCAGCGATGGCGCGAATTGGACGCAAGCGAGACGGTACGCGCAGAAGCATTGATTGCTGATGCGTCTGCGATGCTGGCAAGGCTTGTCGGGAATTTCGACGTAGCGGACGAATCCTATATGCAGCTCTTGAAGCAAACGTGCTGCAACATGGTCATTCGGTCGCTCGGCGCGTCCGGCAATGATTCCACGTACGGCGTGGACAGCATGAGCATCACGGCAGGGCCGTATTCGCAGAATTGGAGCTACAACAATCCAACGGGCGATATGTACCTAACGAAGCTCGAAAAGAGACTGCTCGGCATAAGCGGGACGGGTAAAGGCCGAACGCTCATTTATGGTATGGCTGGTGACCACGATGCAGGGTGCTAGCGTAATCGTCCACGCGCCTACAGCGGCAACGGTGGACAGATTCGGCAACGTCGAGAGCACGTGGACGAGCTAT